TGAAGATCAACGAGGACGGGACCATCGGAACCGATAAGGCACTATTCGAGGAAAAAGGAATCCTAGTAACCAAAGTAGAATACCCAGAAGACGTCGTGCTAGGGGTTATCAACTTAATCAACTGGGATATCGAAAACAGGGCCAAAGTCGGCATTCAGTCGGAAACAATCTCTCGACATTCAGTAACCTATTTCAATATGGACGGGGACAATTCCACAAGCGGATATCCAAAGTCGCTCATGGGCTTTTTAGAGCATTACAAGAGGGCTAGATTTTAATGATTGGCGGAAACATTACTGCAGTATTTGAAAAGAAAATCACAGATCAGAAAAACGAAATCGGCGAAGCTATTCCGATATGGGGAAAAATATATGAGATTATCGGTTTTCTGGATTACATGAGTGGAGATTCAAAATACACAGTGCACAACACGAAAGTACAGGAATCGACTCACATCTTCGTGAGCGATTACCTGGAAATCAACGCAAAGCCAGAAGAAAGCCGCATGGTAATAAACAACAAAATCTATGACATTTTATTGATTGATAATCCGATGGAACTGAACGAACATCTAGAAATTTATTTGAAATATCGAGGTGGGTAATATGGTAGAGTTTACTGATAATTCTGTAAAAGTTCTTAAAACACTAGATGAAACAGTCTGGCGTTTTTTAGAAGAAGCAGGAGCAGAAGTAGAGTCACAAGCAAAAAGAAACACAAGAGTGGACACAGGACAAACTAAAATGAAATGGGACCACATCGTGGATGAAGCAAATGTGAAGGTAACGATCGGAAATCCTATGCAGAACGCTATCTGGGAAGAATTCGGAACAGGAGAATACGCGGTCAACGGGGATGGAAGAAAAGGATACTGGGTATACGTTAAGGGAATGAACAAATCAAGCACCTCTAAAGGTTCAAAAACTTACACTCTCCAGGAAGCTAAAAAAGCCGTGGCCATTATGAGAAAAAAAGGCCTGGACGCTTACTATACCAAAGGGAAGAAGCCTACACGTGCGCTACAACATGCTATTGATTCAACGAAAAATAAAATCAAAGCATATGCTAATAGTTTATTCGGAGGAGCATTCCAATGACGATCGAAAGTTTAAAATACATCAATGAAGCACTAAAAGGTGTTGTAAATTATCAATTCGGGGAATGGAACAGCGAAATCACATATCCATACTGGGTAGGAGAATACAGCGAACAGGGAGCGCTGGATGAAGACGGAATGAATGAAACTACGTTCATGCTAACAGGAACAACCAGAGGGGCGTGGTTAGATTTGGAAAAGGACAAAAATAAAATAAAAAAAGCACTACATGATAAAATTGCTATCTTGCCTAACAGCAACGGACTAGCGGTTTTTTTCATTAATACGTTAATAGTTCCAGTAGAAGACATGGAACTAAAAAGAATGCAGATCAATCTGCAAATCAAGGAATGGGAGGTATAAAATTATATGGCTAATTTAGGTGAAGAATTCAAATCAAGCGGAGTAACAGCGAAAACTCCAGATAACATCTTGCTAGGCGCAGGGACCATTCATAAAGGGTTAAAATTTGAAGGCGGAGCGTGGAACTTTGCAGAATCATTACTAGGAGCGACAAGCGGAGGTACTAAATTCACTATCAAACCAGAACTACAAGATCTAGAAATCGACGGAGTATTGGTAAAGACTGTAGGATTAACAGTTAAACAAGGAGAAACTGCAGTAATTGAAACAAATATCGTGGAAATTACTCCTGAAATCTTAAAACTAGCTATTGTCGGCAAAGACGGAGAAGCGTCAGATAAAGCAGGATACTCTGAAATTGTTTCTAAAAGACAAATCGAAGAAGGAGATTATATCGAAAACTTCGGATATGTTGGAAAAACGATCGCAGGAAAACCTATTATCATTGTCTTTGATAAAGCACTATGCACAAGCGGTGTAGAATTAGAAGGCAAAAACAAAGAAGCTGGAGTATTCAAAGGAACATTTGAATGCTGCGCTTCATTAGCAGGAGATCACGAAACGCTACCATATCACATTTACTATCCAACAGCCGCAGCAGAACCAGCAGCAGAACCAGCAGCAGAAGAATAGAACAAGAAAGGATTTTGAAACATGAGTTATGAACTAAGAAAATTGACATCTAAGGATATCTTCCCGATGGTCAAATTAATCTCTAAATTTGGAATCAATGAATTTAAAAAATGCTTTGATCCAGCAAACGTAAAAGGACTCCTAAACGAAAAAGGAGAAATCAACGGAGAAATCACTGACTACGTCGGAATGAGTATCGCGTTTGATATTGCAGCAATTGTCATGAGCAATCTAGGCAAATGTGAAGACGAAATCTATGATTTCTTATCAAGTCTTAGTAACTTGAAACGAAAACAAATTGAAGAATTGTCGCCTGCAGAATTCGCTCAGATGATTATCGATATCATTCAAAAAGATGAATTCAAAGATTTTTTTGGGGTTGTTTCAAAATTACTCAAATAGGCGACATTAAATTTATGGACTTGCTATTTAAAAGATATGCGAGTCCTTTTTTATTACTTGACGGGATGATCCAAACAGGGCGACTTCTGGAGTTTATCAAAGAATTCATAGACATAAGCAACAACGACGAAATCTATGATTTATGGTTACACCGAGTATTTGATAAAGGCTTTGAGGAATTCAAAAATGAAGTATTAAGCAAAGCAGAAACCAGCCAGGTGACAGATCAAGACGTCGAAACAACGATCAAGAATTCATACGAAATACTAAATAATTTCTCGCCAGAAAAGAGGTGATTAAATGGAGTTATTTAAATTATTCGGGACCATTGGTCTAAAAGGGGTAGAACAAACGGAGCAAGACATACGAGATGTAACGGATCAGGCAGAAGACGGAAGCGTCAAAATGGAGTCTGCATTCAAAAAAATCGGAGCAGCAGTAGCGACGTATCTAACCATTGATACAATTAAACGATTCGGGCAGGCAGTAGTACAAGCCAGCGCAGAAGTTAGTGCGGAAGTTAGTGCATTCGAACAGATCATGGGAGATTACACCGATACAGCAAAACAAAAGATGGAAGAAGTAGCGGACACAACGGGTGTTGTAGATTCGCGATTAATACCATACATGACATCAATGACGGCCAAATTTAAAGGGCTAGGATTTGATATCGACACAGCGACAACATTCGCGACAGACGGGCTGATGTTAGCAAGTGATGCTGCAGCATTCTGGGACAAATCCCTAGATGAATCTATGGGCCATTTGAACAGTTTTATAAACGGTTCATACGAGGGCGGAGAAGCGATCGGACTATTCGCAAACGACACGCAGATGGCCGCGTTTGCAGTTTCACAAGGAATTGTGAGTGAAGCTAAAGAGTGGTCAAATTTGGATGAAGCGATTAAACAAGCAACCAGAATGGAATACGCAAAGGCAATGTTTGAACAATCAGGAGCAGTAGGACAAGCAGCTAAAGAAGCAGGCCAATACGCAAACGTTCAGGCAAACCTAACAGAGAAATGGCGTCAATTTAAAGCGTTAGTAGGCGAACCAATCCTACAAAATATCGTGATCCCAGCAATGACAGCGCTAAGCGGACTAGTTACAGGGTTAACCAACGGATACCAAGCGCTGACAACGTGGATGAAGGAAAACGAAACAGCGGTAACGTTAATCGGTATCGCAATAGGAACGCTGACCGCGGCAATCATAGCATTCAATATACAGCAAAATGCGGCCACTATAGCGATGAAACTACATGCAGCAGCAACAGCCATCGCAACAACCGCAACGACGGCGTGGGGGGCTGTAATGGCCTTTGTAACGTCTCCAGTAACACTAGTCATTGCGGCAATTGGAGCATTAATCGCAATTGTTGTGCTACTCGTTAAAAATTGGGACACAGTCAAAGTGAAAGCCCAAGAATTATGGACCAACATCCAGGTGATATTCGGGCAGATTAAAGACTGGATCACGCTAAAATTCCAGGAAGCACAAGCAGCGGTAATGAACGTCTGGACCTCAATAACTACATTCCTAAGCGGAATCTGGGAAACGATCAAAAATATCATTACAGTAGGGCTGATGTTTATCGTTGAATTAATAAAAGCATGGGTAAGTCTTGTAACGTTGCCGTTCAGATTTATCTGGGAAAACTGCAAAGGAATTATTATGAAATTCGTAAATGCAGCTAAGCAGTTATTAACAAATTGGATCAACAATATCGTGGCCAAATTTAATAATTTGAAAGCAAAAGCGCAAGCTATCATGCAGAATATCAGAGATTCGATCATGAAAATCTGGAATTCAATCTACAGCAAAGTAGCAGCGTTTGCACAGAATATTTATAATTCTATTTCTAGCAAGTTTAACTCAATCAAAAATAAAGCGGTTAATATTTTCAACTACATCAAGGATTATATAACCGTGGTATTTAATAACATAAAAAATAAAGTGGTTAATATTTGGACCGACATCAGCGGCAGAATTTCAAACGCTGTAGAGTCGATCAGAACAAGAGTCACTAATACATTCGATTCGGTGAAGACAAAGGTATCTAACATCTTCGAGGGAATCAGATCCACAGCAGCAAATGTATGGAACAGAATAAAATCAGCGATCGAAACACCAATCAGAAACGCGAGCACAACAGTGAAAAACATGATAGATAAAATCAAAGGCTTCTTTAATTTCAACTGGTCATTGCCTAAATTAAAAATGCCGCATGTTAATATTTCTGGTAAATTCTCATTAATGCCGCCAAGCGTTCCAAAGTTTAGCATTGAGTGGTACAAGAAAGCGATGGACAATCCAATGATACTAAACGGCCCGACAATCTTCGGATCAGCTAATGGTCGATTGTTAGGCGGAGGGGAAGCAGGAGCAGAAGTCGTAGCTGGCAGAGATACGCTGATGAACATGATCCAAAGAGCGGTGGATAGATCAAACGCAAGAAACAACGAAATCATGGAAAAGATCCTTTCATTGCTTGCGACATACATCCCAGAAATCGCTATGAAAAAGACAAATTTATTGTTAGATACAGGAGTCCTAGTTGGAGAAATCGCACCAGGCGTAGACAGAAAACTAGGGGAAATATCACGAATGAAAGAAAGGGGAAGATAACATGAATGGCGTATTATTTGGTAATAAACATTCATATAACGACTGGGGGCTACTTTTAAAAGAAAGACCTAAAGTCTCTCCTCCTACCGTTAAAGCAGTATACATCGATGTACCAGGAGCCAATGGTTCGCTAGATTTAACAGAAGAAATGAGCCAAGACGTAAAATACGAAGATAGAGAAATTGAGTGCAAATTCGAAGTTCTAGAACAAAGAAGAAAATGGCACGAAATATACTCAAACATTCAGGATTACGTGCATGGCCAGAATATGAAAATTATTCTAGACGAGGATCCAACGTACTACTACGAAGGAAGATGCAGAGTAGACAACTGGGAAAGCAGCAAAGTCACATCAACTATCGTAATCAAAGCAAAAGTGGCACCATACAAAAACGAACGATTCTCAAGTCTAGAACCGTGGCTATGGGACGATTTCAACTTCGAAACAGGAATCATCAGAGATTACAAAGATCTAGTTGTTGATGGATCCTACGAGTTAATTATTGACGGAAGTAGAAAACCAGTAATCCCAACATTCATAGTTTCGGAAAGCAGCCTAAAAGTGAAATTCAAAGGAAACGAATACACATTACCTCTAGGAACGTCCAGGATCCTAAACATTACAATAACCGAGGGAGAAAACATCCTAGAATTCATAGGAAAAGGAATTGTCAGCGTTGACTACAGAGGGGGCAGATTATAATGTACAAATTTTACTGCGACGATACATTATTCTATCTAAGCGGAGTAGATGATAGCGACTACTTTATTCTCAATTCTAAAATCACATTAGAAAAGGGAAAAGTCGGGGCGTTATCATTTACACTGCCGCCTTCAAATATCGTATACGACCGCATCCAGAAGTTAAAATCAATCATCACAGTATATGACAATGACGAGGAAATCTTCAGGGGAAGAGTTTTATACGATGAAAAAGACTTCTATAACAGAAGGGAAATAGCGTGCGAGGGAGAACTCGCGTTTTTATTAGACAGCATCATGCGACCTTTTGAATTTAAAGGAAGCATAACGGAACTATTCACGAAGCTGATCACAAACCATAACGACCAGGTGGAAGAAGCTAAAAGGTTCGAAATTGGAAATATCACAGTAAAAGATACGAATGATTACATAAACCGCTCCAGCAGCGATTATGAGAACACGTACAACACGATAACCAAGAAACTAATAGAAACACACGGAGGATACCTAAAAACGCGCGTAAGCGACGGAAAACGCATCATCGACTACGTGGAAGAATACGGAGAAGTAAATAACCAGACCATAGAATTCGGTGTTAATTTGCTAGACATCAAGGAATACATAACAGCAGAGAATATCTTTACATGTCTAATCCCGCTAGGAGCCAAAGACGAAAAGACAGGGAAAAGGCTAACGATAGAAAGTGTTAATGGTGGCTTTGATTATTTAACAAATGAAACCGCAATAAAAGTGTTCGGGAAAATCTTCGCAGTTAACACCTGGGATGATGTAACAGTAGCCAGCAACCTAAAAACAAAAGGGCAGGCATGGCTAGATTCAAATATCGAGATGTCGGTCACATTGACACTTAAGGCGGTGGACCTACACATTCTCAACATAAATACAAAAAGGATCAAAGAGGGGGATAAGTTAAGAGTTATCTCATTACCACATAATCTGGATAAATACTTCGAATGTTCAAAAGTAGTCATTGATACGCAAAATCCAGATCAGAATGAGTACACATTCGGAAGCACTTATAAAACACTCACAGATCCGATCACAAATCTAGAAAACAAAGTGGTTACATACGTGGATGAAGTAATCACGCAAGTAGAAGAAACGACCAAACAAGAGATAGCAAACGTCAAAGACAACCTGACACAAGAAGAAATCATGAATATCATCACAAATAACGGTGAGGTAGAAGGGGTTTATTTAATTGACGGCCAGATCTGGATAAAGGGGACATACATAGAAGCGGATACATTAAGCGCAATATGTGCAAACCTGGGGCATATCACAGGGGGAAGCCTTAACATTGGAAATGGCAAATTTATAGTAACAGAAGCAGGAAGACTGACTGCTATCGACGCTAAATTCACAGGAGAAATCATAGGTAGTTCTTTCTATTCAAGCACTCTGACTAACGAGTTCACATACACAGCAGCAGACGTAGAAATCATGGAAGATTTATCATTTTCTGAAACATTAACAGACGAGCAATTACTAAGATACGATATCAACAAAAACGGGAAAATCGAAAGTGAAGATATCCATGTAGTAAACGCGGTCTTGTTAGGAGCATACGGAAACGAAGCAGGAAAAGTTGTATTTGAAGATTATATCGCTATCAATTTACAAGGATCACACTCCGTGGAAATTGGGCGTAAAATCAATGATGTTATTATTTATAGAACCACGACGAATAGCGGCGGCTTTACAGTCAACGGGGACAGGTAGTAACATCATCTAGCGGATCAATTGCAAGGTTCGGATAATGAAAGAATTACCTCTTCTTAATTCGAACTTCCCGCAATTCAGCTGGGAAGCAACAACAGGAAATGCAACTGCAGAACAACTGCAAAAAGCGTATGCGGCCCTAAATAACAAAGGGCGCACCGAAGAATTCAGTCACAAAGTATGGAACGACATAGTCGATTTATTAAACCAGGCGCTAACAAAATCGGGCCACACCTGGGATAGCAAATACGGAACGCTCAAAGCCACGAAGATAACAGTAAAACACGCAAACTTCAAAGCTAGTCAATTTAATGCGGTAGCATATAACATCCAGAAGTTGATCAACACGAACTGGAAGTGGAACTTCGATACTTCAAAACTTGGATACATAGGAAGGGACCGATTCTATGGTAAAAGCGAGAAGGGAAACAATGCGGATTATTTATACGGGTGGTACATTTTAGAACTAGCAAGAATGCTAAATGTATTCATAGCGATTCTAAAGAACGAAGCAAACTTCTCAGAGTTGATCCATGAGGGGAAAGTTTACACGAAGGACCAGGCGCTATTATTACCAAGAATAAGCGCACCGTTATACTTCGCACAATCTGCACTTTCAAAGTTTAACGCGCCGTTATTACCAAGACAAAGCGCAGCGCTTTATATAGCAGCAGCAGCAAAGACATACGAGAATGTTATCCTCTCTCCTTTACAACCAGGAGTAATGCTAAGCCAGGAGAACATAAGCACACAAGAAAATGCAAGTGTCAATCTGGTAGCATTAGCAAAAATGGGAAGCGAAAAAAATATCAAAGCAGAATACGAAGGGACGCTGATCAGGCGCTTCTTAACGAGGGCGTATGGCCGAGATTTAGTAACCACAAGCACGAACGCAGAAATGACATTCAATGAAGGAATGCTAGTAAGAGTGGCGGAATTATCAAAAACAATTCATGCAGGATCATTGAAATATTCGCAAAGTTCAACTTTGACGCGGGAGGAAATAACAAAGACGCTACATAGTGTAACGTTTGATTCTATGACACCAGAAGCAATGCAAGGAATCGCGGATTCATTAACAAAATGCGTCGGAGAAATTAACTCGATTCTTTCACAGGAAGTAGAGCCAGGACCGCAGAAACTATACACACTGAATCAAGGGGAAATACAACCTCAAGAAGCAGAACATATAGCAGCAAATGAAACACTGGAAACTAGCCAAGAAGGAACCGTGAGAAACAGCATAGCGGAGCACGCAGAAGGATATTTTCAATCGCTAACATTACACGCAGGAGAAACAATCACACGTGAAATTCAAGCGATTATTTCAAGGGCGCTAAGCGGAAGTAAAGGACGGGGAGAAGCAATCAGCGCGAATCCGATATATGCAGCAGGAACGGATAGATCCTACTCTATCAATGAGGGGAATATTAATCTAGCCAAGCCACAAAGGGTGCAATCGGAAAACATGAGTGAAAGTAGATATACCGCTAGCGCGAGCGGCGCGGTAGGAAAAGCACTGACTATCAAAAAGAAAATCGAATCACTCGTAGCTGCAGCTTTATCATTTGAGGGTGTCGACTGGTTAGAACCGATCCTAACAGGCAAAAACTTATATATCAGACAAGCATGGATAACAGATCAGGAAGAAAACAACCTAAATATTGATTACTTGACCTGGTTATATCCAACGCAAGAAGAAAAGAACTTATATATTAAACAAGTTTATGACGATGTGGTAGTCTACGAAAAGAACGCTCACATTGACACAAACGGAATCTGGTTCGAACCAATTCAAGAGGGAACGAACCTATACATTAGACAAGCAGAAAGCATGGAAGGAAGTGACTAGAGATGCCTGATATTGTCTTAAAAAATAAAAAGGGCGAGGACGTTACACACGAAGATATCGAAACCGTAACTTTCGACACGCCAATTGAAAATGAACAAGCAATATTCACTTACGGGCAAGCCGTGAGTGGTGTTGAATTGATACCAAATTTTGCAGAAGGCGACCAAGTAATCGCAGAAACTCAAGGTGTATTAGTAAGAAGTGGTGTTATTAAAAAGCCTGAAACATTGGTGGCTGAAAATATTAAAAGTGGTGTAGAAATTGCAGGAGTAACAGGAGAATTTGAAGGTAATGCTTTGGAGAATGTGCCTATTGCACTTGACCTATCAGAAGGCAACCAAACAATTACTGCACCCGAGGGATATTTAGTTAAGAGTGCAATCATTCAGAAACCTGAAACATTGATTCCTAGCAATATTGCTGAAGGTGTGGATATTGGTGGAGTTGTTGGTACTTTTCAAGGGGGAAGTGGATTAGATGAAGCAGTACGATATTTTGATGTTAGTATAGACCCAAAG